AGGTGCTCGCCCTCGGTGATCGTCTGACCCGAAGCGACCAGCGCGTTGACGCGGTCACCCTGGTGGAAGTAGCCGGCCTTGACGTAGTCGCCGATGGCATACGCCTCGTCGATATCGTCGCCGAGCTCGTCGCGCTCCAGCGCGAAGACCTTCGTGGCCGCCCCCGCCGCCGTCGAGTGCGGGCGCCACTCGTTCGAGTCGATCTCGATCAAGTGGCCCGGCGTGATGGCGGCGGACGCGACGTTCTGCTCGTCGATCTCAGGAGCGCCGCGCAGGACGATGACTCTCTCTTCGGCCATGGTAGTCGTGTCTCCTCTCTCTGCGGCTTCGAGGCCGCGTCAGATGGACGCGGCGCCGTCCCTGGCACCGGCCATGGCCTCGTCGCGGCTCTTGCCCGCCGCGCGCAGCCTGTTGAACGTGTGCTGATCCGGCGGCGACGGAACGGTCTCCGGCGCGGACGCCGATACCGGGATGCCGCGACCGGAAAAGTCGCGGACCGGCTCGTCGAGACCGAGCGCCTTTACGAGCGCGCGCAGCTCGGCGAGCGGCTTCGCCGCCAGGGCGGCGAGCGGCCACGCGTCGGTCTTCTTCGCGATCGCCGCCGCGAGCTCGTCGCGGCGCGTCTTCTCGGCCGCCTTGTAGGCGTCCGACGCGGCCACGACCTCGTCCCACTTCTCGCGCGGCACCGTCACGGTGTCCGCCTCGACATTCGCCTCGACCTCCTCCGTCTCCTCGTCGTCGCCCTCGTCGTCGCCCTCGGCCTGCGGAGCGGCGACCGTCTCCGGCTCCTTCTCCGCGTCCTCGACCAGCTCCTCGAGCCGGTCCTCGCCGAGGGCCTCCAGGTGCGCTTCGTCTCCCTCGCGGTACGGCGACCGCTTGGCCGCGATCATCCGAGCCACGAGGCTCTTGAGCTTCTCGCTCATCTCGCTGTCCTCCTCGCCTTCTGCGGCCGCGACCGGATCGGCCTCGCCGCCGTTGCACGTGCACTTCTCACCGACCGGCGAGCCGCTCTCCGCGGCCGCCAGCGGGACGAACACCGCCTGCATGTCGCCTTCCTCCGCGTCGTCCTTCAGCTCGACCGCGCCGTCCTCGCCGACCGCGAACGACCGTCGCCAGAACAGCGGCGGCCCCTCGGGCGACGTCACGTAGACGACGACGCTCTCGTCGGGGAACACCTCGACGATCCCCTCGAACGCCGGCTCGGCGGACCGGAGCGCGGACCACAGCGCGTCGCGCAGGTCGACGTCGGACATGCCGTCGTCACCCTGGGCGAGCTTCAGCCGCGCGAGCAGGCGCTCGATGATGTTCGGCTTCTTCACGGTGGTCACCTCCTCGTTCCGTCCCGACGCGGCGACGCGCGGCGCGCCGCACCCCATGTCAACCGAGCACGCTCCGTCGGCTCCGGCGAGGCCGGCCGCCAGGTGGTCGGACGCCATCGTCACCCAGCGCGCGATGTAGAGCTCGCCGCTCGCCGCTCGACCGCGCTCGGGCACGACGGTGACCCAGGCCCCGACCGAGACCTCGACGACCTCTCCTCGCTCGATGGCCTCTGCCGTCTCGAGCGCCGCGCCGCCGAGCTCTCGAGCCCGCGCCAAGTTGAGCCACGCTTCCATCTGGAGCCGCCCGCGCCGGTAGCACGCACCGAAGACCGTGCCCCACTTCATGGCCCTGTACGCCTCCGGCGAGTTGGCGCCGGCGAGCCCGCCTCCCGGGTGGATCGCCACGACCGGCCGCCCGTCCCACTGCTGCGGCGCCTCGGCCAGTAGGGCCGCCGGCACGAGCTCTGGTCCGTCCGAGTGCATCGGCCAGATGACGGAGTCGCCGATCAGGGCGACGACCGGGACGACGACGTGGTCGACGCCGTCGAGGACCGCGGTGCGGAGGCTCGCGCCGCCTCCCGCCGCGACGACCAGCCGGCGGACGAGCGAGCTCACGTTGCCGCCTCCGCCCCGAAGACGAGCGCCTGCCCGCAGCCGCAGTTGGGCTCGTCGCCGGGCTCGGTGCCCCACGGCCACGGCTCCTCGATGCCGACCACCTCGCCGGCGCGGTCCTCGTGCCGCCGCGTGTTGTGGAGCCACGTCCGCTTCTGGTCCGCCGCCAGCTGGCCGGAGTCTCGCGCCTGGAGCCACAGCTCCTTCTGTCCTGCGTTCGCCGCGCGGCCGGTCTCGCTGCGCGCGATCGTGAGGGCGCGACGGCGCAGCAGCCGGTCGGCGTAGCGCGCGGCCCGCTTGTCGACGACGGACTGCGACACGCCGCGGGCCAGCTCGCGGGCGCGGAAGTTCGCGACGGCGCCGGCGTCGCGCGGCGTCAGGCCGACGAGCTCGCGCAGCTCGCGCGCCAGTACCGCCGGGGAGCGCCCCTCGGCGATGGCCCGCGCCACGGCGTCGCGGATCGCCTGACGCGTCGTGGCGTTGACGCCGACGACGAGCTCCGCCGCCTGCGTCTCGGCGGCCGCTATGGCCCGCGGGTTCGTCGCGTCGAACCGGAGGAGGGCCTCAGCCACCGGGAGCCCCCTGCGGTCGCACTCTCTTCGGTCGCGCGATCGGCTCGTCGCGGCGCGCGGCGTCTCCGGCCTCCGCCATCACGTCGAGGAGCTCGCCGGAGAGGCCGCCGCCCTGAAGGACTCGCAGCGTCCCGGCCGCACGGCGAGCCGCCGAGCGAACGCGCTCGATGCGTGCGGCCGGGGAGACGCTCATCACGCATCGCCCCTTTCCGCCGTCGCGGCTACCACCTCGGCCGGGAGCGCTGCATCCACGGCGGCGCCGAAGTCGATCGTCGCCACCTCCAGGGCGTGCTCGACGCGGCGCTGGTCACCCGACGCGAGCGCGGCCTCGAGCTCGTCGAGGTCGACGGCCGCCTGGCCGGCCTCGAACGCCTTCCGGAACGCGGCGGCCAGCCTCGGCTCGTGGCGCGCCGCGATCCGGTGCGTGCGCGCCAGGATGCCGCCTGCCGTCGTCGCGGCGGACCGGCGCTCGACGCGCCGGCGCTTCGCGGCCCGGAGCGCCGACAAAGCCCGCGACGCCGTGCTCGGCTCGGGTGGGGCGGGAGGCCCTACGCCGTCGCCCTCGCCACCGACGGGGTCGAGGACGTCTGACAGCGGGCCGAGCCCGAGCACGGCATCGCGGATCTCGTCGGCGGTGGTGATGAGCGAGCCCTCGGCCCGCATCTGCTTCTCGTTCGCTCCGGCCAGCTCGTCGGCGAGCTTGGCCTTCTCGCTCTCGTCGAGCTCCTCCTCCTCGGGCCAGACGATCTCGTACGGCACCGCCGGCTCGGGAAGGGCGCCGACGTCGACGAGCCGGTTGACGAGGTCGCGGATCAGCGGCTCGGCGAACGTCTCGCGCTCGGCGGAGACGCGGTCGTTCCAGTTGCTGCGGTCCTGGCTGCTGGCCAGCTCGCCGCGCTCGGAACCCGTGAGGATGCGCACCGGGATCTCCTTCGTCGCCGCGATGAGCTGGATGATCGACTCTGCGTTCGCTCCGAACTGCGAGACCTGCGACTGCAGGAGCTCGACGTCTACGCCGCGCGTTCGCACAACGTGCGAGAGGCGGTGGATGAAGTCCTCGACGTCGGACTCCAGCGCGGCCGTCTCCTCCTCGTCGAGCTGGAGGTCCGGCTCGGCCTTGAGCACCATGCCCGGGTCGGCGCGCCGCCACGCCGCCTCGGCACCGCCGCCGACCACCTTGACCAGATCGTGGAGGTAGTTCGCGACGGCGAGAAGCGCGGGCTCGCCGAGGACGTCGTCGTCAAGGAGGTTGTCCGCGACGTGGATCACGCGCGACCAGTGGACGCGCTCGACGCGTGCCGCGCCGCCGATCGAGGACGACGTCGAGCCGATCGAGAGCGCGTACATCTCCGGCAGGCCGAAGCGCGGGTCGTCGGTCTTCGTCGAGAAGATCAGCTGCTGCGACCTGTCCTGGCCGAGCGGTCGGAGGTAGAGCACGTCCTCGGCCCTCGAGACCGCCGACTCGAGCGGCGCCGCGAGCTCGCCGCCGGCGCCGATCAGGAGGACGCCGTACTCGCCGAGCGACGAGAGGATGTGGGCGCGCTTCAGGCGCTGCCAGACGTCCAGCCGCTCGAAGAGCTCGGCGACCGCAACCTCGAACGGCGTCTCCGACTTGGGGTCCGGATCCTCGACGAGCGCCGTGCCGGACTGCCACGTCGACGACGGCATGGCGCGGACGATCCGCCGCGCGATGCCCCACCTCTGGTACATCGTGCGGAACTCGCGGACCGTCGGTCGCGCCAGGTACCCGAGCGCCTTGTCGTAGTCGCGCAGGCCGCTGAACCCGAGCCCCGCCTGGCCGCCGAGCCGCGAGCGGCCAACGAGTTCCGAGAGCGCGCGGATCCCGGCGGCGAAGACTCCCGGCGGACGAGCGTCGCCGCCGTTGACTCGCCGCTTCGCTGATCCGCCGCTCGCCACTTGCCAGAGTCCCCGAGTCGTCCTCCACTCGCGCTCTGGGGTGGTGGTAGGCCCCGTCCGTCTCGCTGTCCCGGCCTCTGTCTCCCCCGCGGCGCGGGCCGCCGTGGTGCGGGGGACGGGCTCAGGCTCGACGGTCTGGCGTCTCTAGCCGGGGCGCACTGTACGCCGAAACGGCGCCGCTGTAAACCCCGGTCGGCGATCAGACGCGGTAGACGCCGCCGCCGGGAACGTCGAGGCGGAGCCGCTCGCCGACCATGACGACGACCTCGCGGCCCTCCGAGCGGCACGCGGAGCAGGACAGCTCGCCCTCGCGAACGACGGCGACGACCCGACCGGAGCGGATCACCACGACCGCCCCGTCGCCGACGCGAACGCGCCCGAGGAGGGCGCCGCAGAGCGGGCAGCGCACGTCGCCGCCGGTCACGCGCGCCACCCCGGCGTCCAGTGGACCTTGCCCTGCTTCGGCGGCTCCTCGGCCTCGATGATGGCGAGCTCGGTCAGCGCCCAGACCAGGGCGTCAAGACGGTTCGGCGACCACCGCTCGTTCTTCGACCACGTGCACATCTCGTCCTCCAGCTCGGGGAACGCTCCGACGTGTGACACCCGGCCCTTCTCGTACAGCGCAGAGACCGGCTCCGCGCGCACGTCCTTGCCGCGCGTCGCCCTGACCTCGGCGAACGAGACGTTCTGGTCGACGGTCCTGAGCGTGTGCTCTACCATCTCGCCACCGTAGTTCACCTCGCCGACGATCCGGTCCGCGCGCAGGCGGTGGTACATGCCGACGACGCGGTCTCCCCACTCGGCCGGCGTGCCGCTGATCGAGACGTCCTCGACGACGTAGTACCGCCCGTCGATGCCCTCTCCGGCGTAGACGATCCCGGTCTCTCGCGAGACACCCTTCCTGCCCTGAGGGTCAACGCCGCCGACGATCCGCACCAGGTGCGGCGCCGACGCGACGCGGCACCGCTCGAGGAGGTCCCGCGTCCAGAGCGCTCCCTCGGCGTCGTCGATCATCTCGCCCTCCACCTCCTGGCGTCCGAGCCGCGTCCCGCGCAGCGGCTCGACGACCTCCTCGATCCAGCGCTGCGACAGGTTGCGCTCGTTCTCGAGCGACGAGCCGGTCACGATCACGGTCGACTTCCGCTCGCGGATCGAGCGCATGACCGGGATCGGCCGCGGCGTCGTCGTGATGACGATCCGCGGGTCCGACTCGCGGACTCCGAACATGAGGTTCTCCCACGCGGCCGACGGGTACTTCCACGCGGCGAACTCGTCGAGCCAGGCGAGCCGCCCGGAGTAGCCGCGGAACTCCTCAGGGTTGGCGCCGGAGCGGATCACTCCCTTGACGCCGTTCGGCCACGTGAGCTCGCGCTTCGACGGCTCGTAGACGATGTCCGGGTGGTGGGTCAGCAGGCCGCCTGGCCCCTCGAGCGAGAACGTCCGCACGTCCGACGGCGTGCGCCCGGCGACGAGGACCTGGTCGCCGCGCCGCATGAGCCGCGCCTCGCGATCGACGTACTCGGCCGCCGTGCGCGTCTTGCCGAACCCGCGCCCGGTCTGTATGAGCCAGACGAGCCACTCGCCGTCCGGCGGGCGCTGCTTCGCTCGGGCTCGGCCGGGGATCGCGTCGCCGGGATTCTCCATCCACCAGTCTTGGTGCCGCCACGAGTCGCGCGGGTCGATGATGTCGGCGGCGATCTCCAGGGCGCGGGAGAACACGTCAGGGCTCCATCTCGGCGGTCTTGCCGTCGTCGTCGAACGGGAAGTGAACGGTGAACGTCACGGGTGGCCCACTACGTATTCCAGCGACCCACTCGTCTATGTCTGATCGGTCCTCCAGTCGCGCGACGTCGGCGGGACTCAGCCGATAGCGGGTCCACGTCCTCCCGAGCTCTCGGTCGAGCGACGACACCAGCCAGCCGATCGCGGCGACGGACGCGGCGAGGTAGAGCGCGAAGGCGAGCGCGGCGTCGCTCACTCGACGCCCTCCTTCGCCAGCCCCTCGGCCGCCGCGATCGCCAGGCCGATCGCCGTGCGCAGCTCGCGGGCCGCGTCGATCGTCAGCCACATATCCGCTTGGTTCGGGTGACTCCGATTCCATATCCTCACAGAGACTTCATCGGCGTCAACCGACACACCGGACAACTTGGCGTAG